GGTGCTGAAGAGGAAGATTGTGAGAGTTGTAAAATTTGAAGAAAAGGATACAAGTGGAGTCATGAATTATTACTATCTTTATCTAATTAAATTTGAGGACGGAAGATTTTATATTGGTTCTCGTAAGTCAAAAGTTCCCGCAAATGAAGATAAAAATTATTGGGGTTCTCCTGGAAAAAATAATAAACTTTTATGGGAGATGCAAAAAGAGAAACATATTCTTTTTGAAAGCACCAATATTTCACTAAAAGAATTGAGAGAAAAGGAATATGAAATGATAAGAAGTGGGTGGAAAAAATTTGGCAAAGAAAAATGCATCAACAAAAATGCAGGAGGTTTGGATAGTATTACTGAAGATGGTTTAATATTGGGAGGTAAAACTGCAGGAAAAATAAACGGAAAAAGAGCAAAAGAACTTAGAACTGGAATTTTTTCTTTAACAAAAGAACAACGAAGTGAAATAGGTAAAAGAAATTATGAAAATGGTTTGGGAATTTTTTCTTTTTCTGAAGAAGAGATGATGGAAATCAGAAAAAAAGCAGGAAATCGTGTTAAAGAACTTAATGTTGGCATTTGTGGTATGTCAAAAGAGCAGAGAATTAAAAATGGAAAAAAATGCCATAAACTTGGTGTAGGAATACACGGATTATCAAAAGAGGAAAGAATTAAAAACAGTCAAAAATCTGGAACAAAAGCAAAAGAACTTGGTGTAGGAATACACGGATTATCAAAGGAAGAAAAAAGTAGGATTGCAAAAATTGCTGGAGAAAGAGCCAGAGAAGTTACGTCAAAAAATTATTGTCTAAAATCCCCATCTGGTGAAATAATCTCTGGTAAAAATATAGGACAATTTTGCAGAGAAAATAATTTAAGTCATCCTCATATTACCAGTGTCCTTAATGGAAAGAGAAAACACCATAAAGGGTGGACACATCCAGATATATTATTATCTTGTAAAATCTTTTATATTAGAAATCCAAATGGAAAATTATTTTGCTTTGGTAATATTCTTGGATTTTGTAAAGCAAATGGATTAGATAATAGTAATATCCATAATGTTCTTACTGGAAAGGCAAAATCACACAAAGGATGGACAAAACCGTAATCTTGGAGTATGATGAAAACCAAATATCTTGGATGGTTAAATAGAATGTGTGAGTTAAGTTCAGTAGAGGAGGGAGAGTGTGAATCCTGTGCAGTTTAAAGTTTCACCAGTTTTTAATGAGGCAACAAAGGTCAAAGGAATGACCGTTTTTAACACTGAACAAGTTGATACTAAAAAACAACCAATGTTTTTTGGCAAACCTCTTGGAATTCAAAGATATGATTCATACAAATATCCTATCTTTGATAAACTGACCACTCAGCAACTTGGATACTTCTGGAGACCTGAAGAGGTATCTCTCCAGAAGGATCGTGGAGACTATCAAACACTTCGTCCAGAGCAAAAGCATATCTATACTTCTAATCTGAAGTATCAGATTATGCTTGACTCTATTCAGGGTCGTGGTCCTGGTATGGCTTTTATTCCATACTGCTCACTTCCTGAGTTGGAAGCATGTATGGAAGTGTGGGGATTCATGGAAATGATTCACTCACGTTCATATACCTACATCATTAAAAATGTATATTCAGACCCCAGTGAGGTGTTTGATAAAATTGTGACCGATGAGCGTATTCTGGAACGTGCTAAAAGCGTTACGGAATCATATGATGATTTCATTCAATCATCCCAGCAGTATGGTGTATCTGATGCATGGATGCACAATCTTGAAGGAGTATCATACGCAAAGGAAACACTTAATGACGTTAAACGGAAACTCTATAGAGCAGTCGCAAACGTTAACATTCTTGAAGGTATTCGCTTCTACGTTAGTTTTGCTTGTAGTTTCGCCTTTGGCGAACTTAAGCTTATGGAAGGATCCGCTAAGATCATCTCTCTTATTGCAAGAGACGAAAACCAACACCTAGCCATTACTCAGAATATTCTGAATAAGTGGCGTGATGGTGATGATCCAGAAATGAAGCAGATCATGAAAGAAGAGGAGGAGTGGACGTATGCTATGTTTGATCGTACTGTAAACGAAGAAAAAAGATGGGCAGATTATCTGTTCAAAGATGGCAGCATGATTGGACTTAACGATAAACTTCTTCAGCAATACGTTGAATGGATTGCAAACAGAAGACTTAAAGCAATTGGGTTAAAACCCCAATACGATATTGCAGCAAACAATAACCCACTTCCTTGGACTCAGCACTGGATTTCCTCTAAAGGTCTTCAGGTAAGTCCACAAGAAACGGAAGTTGAGAGTTATTTGGTTGGTGGTATTAAACAAGATGTTGCTTCAAACACTTTTGCTAATTTTAAACTTTGACTAAATAATAGAACTGGACCAAGAAAAAATGGTTGAAGTATCAAAGAACTTATAAATATCTAAAAAGTATTCGTAAGATGGACGCACAAAAACTTCGCAATCTTCAAGAAGCATATTTAGAAGTTGTTGAAAATCAGCAACTTGATGAAGCACAAGTTCCTGATACTCAAAAAAGAGCAGATAGGATAATGAAGCAATCAGTAAAACTTCATACTACTGCTGTTGAAAAAGGACAACCAAAAAAACATAGGCAAGCAGCGACACTTGCTAGTACTTCAAGGAGAATGTCGCAGAGAGCAAAAGAGAGAGACCAAGAAGCAGAAAGACAAGAGTTTAATGTTAAAGAAGATATTTACGACATCATACTCTCACACTTACTTGATGAAGGATATGCTGAAACACCAGAAGCAGCAGAAGCAATTATGGTGAATATGAGTGAAGAGTGGAGAGATAGTATTGTTAATTCGTAATATTGTAAAAAATCTTTATAGATAAGGGAGAGCAATCTCCCTTTTTTAATGCCTAAAAATCAAATAGATAAAGAAGATCTTAAAGTTCGTGTTTTAAAACTAAAGCATCAACTTTACGAGGAACACGTTCGTCCCGAAATGGATATGAAAGGACTCGCTCATAAATATCTAGATGAAGTGTTGCACATCATTAATGAGTATCGATACTGACTATGAAAATCCTTGGATGTATAATCAAACTCCTTTTCATAGTAAGGATATAGGAGACCATTATGGATTTGTTTATTTGATAGAAAACAAACTAAATGGTCGTAAGTATATCGGAAGAAAATACCTATGGCAGTTTAGAACACCAAAAGGTAAGAAGAGAAAAGTAAAATCAGAATCTAATTGGAAAGAATACTATGGGTCTTGTCCAGAACTTAAAGAAGATGTTGACAAGTTGGGCAGAGAAAATTTTAGTCGAACTATCCTATCATTACATCAAACAAAGGGCAAAACAAACTATGAGGAGACCCGACAACTCTTCGTCAATAATGTCCTCACAGAGTCCCTTGACAACGGAGAACCAGCGTTCTACAATAGCAACGTATTATCCCGTTACTTCCGAAAAGATTATTATGAACGCAACGACTGAAGACATTGTTGCTCATGTGCGAACCTGGTCTCTTGACCGTGCTGCTGATATGAGTATTCCAAAAGAGGATGCCCGTGCTATTCTTGCTGAGTTTTATGAATGGATCGAACCAGAAACCGATGAACTAGAAATCGTCTCTTTGGAACCTGAGGATTGACAAACCATAAATAATCACTTATAATGCTTCAAACCCACTTCAAAAGAGTGGGTTTTCTCATAATGAGATTTTGACGTGACAATTAGAGCCGAGGAAGGTGCCCGCTGAGAGGTTGGGTGTACCCCCCTTCTATTCGGATGTAGAGTTCAATCGAATTTAATGCAACAATTCTTTACTGTAGCCCTGCCCTTTTTGGCAACGGTTACAACCAATGTGGCAACACTGCCCCTGTTTCCTCCTCTGACGGCACCCCCAGTGCCCTTCTCAATCATTAAGGAGTTTGAAACACCGACAGCGACCAAGGAGGTTGCTCCGCCTGAAAAGCCAAAAGAGAAAAGGCTAATTTGTAAAGGGTGTAATGAAAATGAAAATGCTACCCTGGCATACTTCCAGGATCGTGGTATAAAAGACAGAAACGCCCTTGCTACCATCATGGGCAATATTAAACAAGAGTCTACTTTTGTTCCTAATATTTGTGAGGGTGGTAGTAGGACCAGTTACGGTGGTTGCCACGGCGGCTACGGACTGATCCAATGGACATCTGCCAATCGTTATTATGGATTGGGTGATTTTGCTAAGAAGTTTGGTGGGTCACCATCAAAACTTGATACGCAACTTCGTTATCTTACAAATGAGGTTCAGTGGTTAGATATTGAGGAGAAGATGAAAACTCCTGGTAAGTCGATTAATCGCTACATGGACCATGCGTATGATTGGATTGGTTGGGGCATTCATGGTGCTCGCACACATTATGCACATGAGTATGCTTCCAAACTGATCACGGTAGAAGTTTGATACAATAAAATATAGGATATAACAACTGAATAATAAATAGAGGGGAGCGGTTGCTACTCCTTTTTTTTATGTTTAATTTTAACTTCGGTAAGAAAAAACCAGATAAGAAGCAGATAATCTTTATAAGCATCGTACTCAGTGGTATCGTAGCAACCCTCTCCCAATGCACAGGAGTACCCCAGGAGCGTCTCTGGGACCTTCTAGACGAGGTACAGAGGACTCTGTTCCCACAGACCATTATCAACGATGTCCTGCTTCAGGATCCTGGTGTGGTGGACAGGAGAGTTGAGAGAGATGTGGATAAGGCCATTCGGGACTATGAACGCTTGACAGGGGACTCTTCTACACCTAGAATACCTTTGCCACGGTTGATAGAGAAAGCTCCAGATGGTTCAGAAGCTCAAAGATTATTAGGAGGTGAAATGAGAATCTGTGCTCCTTGGGTTGACGATTGCCCCAAGGATTGATACAATAAACAAGTTAAGGGCTCATAGTTAAACGGATATAACCATTGCCTTCTAAGCAATTGTTCCAGGTTCGATTCCTGGTGAGCCTGCCTTGTCGATGTGGCGGAATTGGTAGACGCGCTGGGTTTAGGTTCCAGTAGATTAATCTGTGAAGGTTCAAGTCCTTTCATCGACACTTGACAATCAAACTCAAAAGGTTTATGATTGTCTCAT